ATGACTTTGGTATATTCAACAGAAACCGGTCGAATTAAGCCGGAAGAAGAAAAAACATCTCGCCCCAAAGGCGACGGTATTGTACGAATTCAGCGCCAAACGAAAGGACGTAAAGGTAAAGGTGTATGCATCGTGACAGGTTTAGACTTGGATGATGCACCTTTAAAATTATTGGCTGCAGAACTCAAAAAAGTCTGCGGCTGTGGTGGCTCGGTAAAAGATGGCAATATCGAAATTCAAGGTGATGCTAGAGACAAGATCAAAGCGCATCTTGAAAAGAAAGGCATGACAGTCAAATTAGCCGGTGGTTAATTTATATTCAGGAAAACTCAGAATGGCGTCTAAAAATAGACGCCATTTTTTATTTTAGTAAGTAATACGCTAATTGAAGAACAAGCAATCGCAGATTGATAGATCGATATTAGCTATTTTATGGTAAATAGCCATTATGTTTAATGGTTATGCTAGAGACCTTAAATTTCAAATCCACAGGGGATAGGAGAGCTCATTGGCAACATTTGGCGTACGAGCATACTAAATTTAACATAATATACATAATGCGCACTGGTATAGGGGTTCCTGTGGACTTGCAATCACTAAGGCCAATCCAGCACAAGCCATTGAAATGCTTGATAATCCAAGTCCGTTAAACTTTTTTCCTATGTTCTGCCATAGTGTCTGCGCTTCGTGCGTTTTTGCTTTATCCATCGCTAAGCCAATCAGAGCCTTTTCTTTGTCTTCACCGATAGCCTCAGCAAGCATAAGTATCTGATTTTCATTGAGATAACTTCGACCTTTTCTTACTTCTGTGAGCATTTGAGGGCTTACACCTAGGTCATGAGCAATCTGCTTGTATTGAATGTAGTTCATTTGCTCTTTATAAGCATCAATGAGCTTGTTTGTGTACATTTCTGCTTTTCCTCTAATCACGCTATTGGACTGATTTTAGTCTTTTAGTACAGATTTTGCTGTGTTGACGGTACAGAAATATCTGTATTTAATCACTACAGAATTTACTGTATCAGACCGCCTTGGCTTTGGGCGTTTGCCCTTGACGCTTACGTCTTGGCTTTGGCGGTCGCTCTCTCACTAGTCAAGGTGGTTGTAATGGTCGTATTAGAAACTGAAGTTAAAAACGTCAATGTTAAAACGTTAACGCTCCGTCACTTCGCAGTGTCTCACGTTCCAGCTTTCAAGCTCTGTTACATCACTACAACTGACATCTTTGAAGAAGTCGTTGTTCCTTTCAATCACTTTGGCTACTGCATTAGCACATTCGAAAACAACCAAGAGTCCTTTGGTTATCTCTCGGTTGGCGATTACGAGTTTCGTTTTGAATCTGACGAACATGAAGTTCTATGTCGTTTCTTAGGTATGACACCTTCAAAAGCGACGGCTTTAGAGGCTCAGTGCTCATGAACGAAGCTCAAATCATCTATTACGACTTGCTGCCTGACTACACGGTGTCTGTGTTGGTCAAAGGTTGCGACGAATGGGATTTGCTTAAATCCATGTCTCATCTTGAGTCTTGGGCTTCGTCTCAGTTCGCTTCTTACGAGTTGGTGTCCATCACCAACACGACTGTTGAACAACGTATCAATTTGGGGGTGTTTGATGACTACCGCAACTAACATCCTCAAAAAGTTCGATGAGCAAAGCGTTCATATCGATTACCTATGTTTTACGTTTGCTGTGAAAGACTTACGTCATTGTCATGATGCGGTTCGTCGATTGCACAAGCATGAGGAATACAAAGGCTTTGCAAAATCAGGACTGTTACAGCGTCACTGCCGTGCACCTAAGTTCCCTGCTCCACCTGTGTTTAATCCGACGGTTGCTAAGACATCTGAAGAAATTGAAGCGTACAACAAAGCCTTTGATATCTGTTACCGCAACTACTTAGAAGATTGCTTGCGTATCTTCACCAATCAAGTACTTGGTTTGTCGTTGTCTGCGCCTCGCGGTTTGGGTTTCCAGTTCTACACCGAATCCATGAAACTGACTTCGCCAGATGGTGAGGACTTCTGCGGCTTCGTTGGTATCGGCGGTAACAATGACACGGTGCATTTCCAAATCAACGGAACGGGATGCAAACATGTATTTGCCCGTCGTCCTACGTGGTCGCTACATGACTGGCTGACCAATGTGCTTGGTGTGCAAACTTTGGCGCGTGTTGACTTGGCCTATGACGATTACGACGGGATTTTCGATTGCGAATACGCTTACAAGGCGTGGCGTGACGACTGTTTCCGCACCGCTGAACGTGGCCGTGGTCCTGTACTTCATGAAGATATGACCATTGCCAGTATCGGAAAAGACGGCAAACCGATTTACACCAAAGAACAATACTCGATTGGTTCGCGTACCTCACGCATTTACTGGCGTATCTACAACAAGGCACTTGAGCAGAAACTCGCGAACACTGGCCTTGTCTGGTACCGCTCTGAAGTCGAGCTTAAAAAATGGAATGTTGATGTATTGCTGAATCCAGCTGGCGCGTATGCCGCGCTCAATGATTTTGCTGCGTCAATTTCTACTGCAAAGAAATTCAATACCAAACCTGTCCCGACTAAACGAGCGGCGTTAGACCTGTTGGCCTCTGCGCACTGGATGCGTCGCCAGTACGGGAAAATTCTGAACTCTTTAATCGAATTCCATGAGGGCGACATTGAAACCGTGGTCGGTTCCCTTGTCCGTGATGGAACTAAATTCACCTTCCCCGATACCTACGGCAAGTTGGTGACTCACATATTGGAGACTTAACAAATGGCTAAATCCGTTTTTGTACTTGGCATGGATATCACTTGGAACTCAGCACGTGGCGACAGTGCTCAACTGAACGTGTCACGACCTCTACGTGAAATCAACTCGGAGAAATTCAAACGCCGCACTATCGGTGAATCCGGTGATGTGAATCCCCAATGGGATCAACCTTTAATGATTGACCATGAATATGCCCTGCTTCTTGAGCGCACTGGTGCTCTCGTTCCTCGCCGCGAATACCAATTGCGCTTGGAGATTAACCCAGAAGACCCATTGGCAGGCGCTATCGTGACTGAGCTTATTCCAGTCGACCAAGAAATTAAGAAGCACTTCGAGGCTTCAATGAAACCCGTTCAAGGCTAAAAAATGTCTGTATGCGTCACCGTCGTTAACCAGTATGGCAATTTGAAAGCAACAAAAACGCCTGTTGCGGATTGCCAAGAATACGTGCTGATTTCGGCGGTGGACTACCAAGAATATAAGGAACCAGTCCTATTCAACGGTGACTTGTTCCTGTATGTCAGTGGCGTGCTCTTGATCAACATGGTCGTTGGTCACTGGGTGGGTCGTGTTGTTCGCCTTATGAGTAAAAGGTAAATCGTATGAAAAAACTAGAACTTGTTGTAACTAACGTAAAACACGCAGTAGTAAACAAAAAAACCGCAGCTGGCGCTGCACTGATGGCCGCGTCTGTCTCTCCGGCGTTCGCTGAAGTCGATATCACGGGCGCAATCAACTCTGCGGTATCCGGTGGTCAAGCTAACGTATCACTGGTTGTGGCGGGTCTGATTGGTATGGCTGCACTGGGCTTTGGTGTGACCATGGTTGTTGGCTTCTTACGCCGCTAACGGCTCACCTCTATGCCTCCTTTATCGGGTAATTTACTTGGAGATGTTCTCGCTATCGTTCTAGGTGTTGCCTTTGCGGGGGCATTCCTCCACGGCTTTGTGAGTGGCATCAATACTCATTAATCAACGGATAAGGGAGCTTCGGCTCCCTTTTTTAATGGTGCAAATGTGAATAAGTCACTCTTTTTACTTTTGTTTTCGTGCTTGTTCTTATCACTTAATGCAAGCGCGGCTCAACCAACTTATAAGGTTTCAGACGTTTCAGCTTATCCCGATTGTAAGTTGCTATTGGGTATGAGAGTTAACCCTGCCTCTTATGTCTCTTGTTATGAGAATAAGTTTGTTAACTACAAGGATTTTTCTACTAAGTCCTGTTATTTGAGGCATGGCAAATACGTTGTAGATATTATGTGTCACACAACCAGTGCTTCTTGGCCTCTTTATCATGCTGCCGGATTCTTTCAAAATTCAGCTCAATGTCCACCTGACTATGAAAAAGTAGAAGACGAGTACGTCGTGTCGTGTGAACCCATCGTTCCTGCTTGTGAGTATGGAGAGAATCCTGATGGCTCATGCATGGATGCTTGTCAGTTCAAACAGTCCATTGGCGATACGGTGAAATTGTATTGGCACCCTGCTGTCTACGGCGAACTGGTGACGGGCGCGTGTTACGGTGACTACGGTGCCACTCGATGCGAAATGACCAAAAACGAATCCACCATTATTTGTACTGGCGTTCCTGATGGACAGTACACGCCCGACTCTCAATGTTCTCTCAAGTTCGCTTTCACTGGTCGTCAGTGTGAAGGTGGCACTTTGTTTTGGGGCGATAAGGGACCGGATGAACCCATCATTCCACCCGATGAACCGGAAGACCCAACCCATGACCCTGATGACCCAACAGGCGAGATTGAAGACCCAAGTGTCCTACCCGATGATTCAACCAACACGGTTAATCCCGGTGTCGTTGATGATAAACCGGATGTAGAAGACCCTGACACGGATGAATCGACAGACACGGCAGTCCTTTCTGCTATTAAAGGGCTTAACGTGGATGTGAACAAAGGCATTCATGATCTTAACGTCGATATCAACCAGTCACACGCGGACATCACCAACGCGGTTATTGATGTGAAAGGCTCTTTGGTCGATAACACCCAAGCCATTCAAGAGCAGCAAATCAATGACAACAAGATTTATAACAACACCAAGGCACTCATCCAACAGGCCAACGGCGATATCACTACGGCGGTGAACAACAATACCAACGCCACCATTGGCATTCGTGACGATTTAAAAGGGCTTGGTGATTCTGTGGGCGAACTCGATAGCAGCTTAAATGCGATTGAGGGTCTATTGACTGGCTCAGAGTTTGGCACACCTACGGGCACCGCTATCACTGGCGAAATCTTCACGGCAGAAGACTTTGCCAACCTGCAAACCACGATAGATGAAAAAGCCGAATCCATTCAAGGCTATGTGGACGATATTAAAGGCTTAATCACTATCGGCACCAACTTCAACAACGGCACATTAAGCGACAAGTCTTTTAACATCAAAGGCGCAACCGTTGAATCAGGACTACAGCGTTTTGATGCGGTATCGGGCTACGTGCGCCCTGTCGTGCTGTTCATTTGTGCCTTAATCGCCCTTTGGGTTCTGTTTGGTAATCGGAGTAAATAACATGGAATACATCTACTCAGCATTAGAGTTTATTGCCAACATTGGGCAAACCTTTCTCGACTTCTTTGATGTGGCGATTGAATGGATAAAGAACGCGTTTGAATACGGCGCGATGTGGCTTATCTCAGTATGGCTCGATATCAAGATTTCCTCGATACAAATCGCACTCAAGATTGCGCAGCTGCTGCTCGAAGAATATGGCGTCTATACGCTTGTCGAAGACCGCTTTAATGCGCTTCCCTCTGACGTCCGTTATATCTTGACCGAATACGGCGTCACCTCTGGGCTACGTGTCATCTTTGATGCGTTCGCTACGTCTTTAGTTATGCGTTTCTTTAACTGGTGATTGAATGGCTACTTCATTTCGATACGGTCACGGTGGCTCTTACAAATCGGCTTGCGCCGTGTGGTTTGACTTACTGCCTGCACTGCGTGAAGGTCGAATTTGCATTACGAACATTCATGGCATGCAGCCACTTGAAGTGATTGAACAACGCCTTGGTGAAAAGTTTCCTGATACGGCTCGGCTCATTCGCATTAGCTCTCGCAATCCTGAAGGCTTCGAGCTTTGGAAATACTTTTTCTGTTGGGCGCCTATTGGGGCGTTCATCCTCATTGATGAGTGTCAGCAAATCTTCTCGGTCAATGCAGGTTTCAAAATGGCGAACATACACAAGCGCCCTTTCACTGACTTTGAGCCTCACTTACCGGAAGGATTCTCTGATCTGTTTCACTCTCGTTGGCTAACGATTGATACTTCCAGTTTGGACAATGGCGAGATAGACGATTGCCAGCGCACACGTTTTGATGAGCAAGGGCGCATCATCTATCCGGAGAACTTTAACAACGCCTTTATGGAGCACCGGCACTACAACTGGGACATTGTGTTGCTCACGCCTGACTTTGCTCAAATCCCTAAAGAGTTAAAAGGTGTCGCGGAGTTGGCCAAGCAACATAAGGGTAAAGATGGGATCTTCTTTTCCAACCGCAAACCGCGCATCTTGGAACATGACCCAACTCGAACGGTCACCAAACCAAGCAAAGACGATGTGGTTTATAACCTCAAGGTGCCGCTTGACGTCCACCTCCTCTACGCCTCGACTGTCACGGGGCAAATCACCAAGTCGGGGCTTGGAAAGAACATCTTTCTTAACCCGAAATTCTTAGCAGCTATGGCACTGGTCGTGCTTTCATTTGGGTACTTAGTTTATGCGCTTATTGGTATGGTTTCTGATTCTGAGACGACAACTGCGGAAGGAACGCAGCTTCATCAAACTTCGCAGCAAAGTGGCGTTTCGACTTCGCAAGGTCAAGCACGTCCTGGTCAAAGTGGTTCGCCTGGTTCTGTCATGGGTTCTAGTGGTTCTGGCTGTACGGGTTCTGGTTGCGGGAATGAGTCTTATCATGACGTAGGCACCGTTCCGGCTTGGTTCCCACTGGCGAACTCAGAGAGTATCTATGTCTCTGCGGTGGAACGTTGGCACAAAGCCACCTCGATACACGTCAACGTGCATTTTGAGGTTGTCACACCGCGCGGTGTGACTTACCTCGATGACGGATTCCTAAATAAGTTGGGCGTCAAGATGGAATATCTGGACGATTGCCTCGTCCAGCTGTCTCGCGGCGCATCCAATTTCTATGTCACGTGTTCGCCGTATGAGCAATATGCACAACGGCAAGAGCAAGATATTGAACTCAAACCTGTTGGCGGTTTGTTTAGTGGAGACGAAACCTAATGAATGAATACGTAACGCATGGGCAGCTGGTTGAAATCATCGAGCTGTTTGATCATCTCTCGATAGTGAACGCCGTCATTGTGGTGATCGTGTATGACCTTGCCAGATACCTCCTAGGCAAACTGGTCGACTACTTCAATTAAAGGCAAGGTGCCAGCCCCGCAGGGATAAGGAGTTGCGGAGCGACGACGAGGCACCAAGCCGCCCACCATAGCAAAACCTAGCCTCATCACTTAATCGGCGCGGTTAGCAGCCCAAAGCTATTTGGATGCTGCCGCCCTCCTTCCTGCTAGACCAGCCTTGCAGAGACTATCCACACCAAAGGCGCGTTAACCTACCGGAACGCTGCATACTCACAACATCAAAGCTTTGCGAGTGTCGAGCAATGCTTATTCTTCTTTTCTGGGTTCTCTCCGACGGACGCGCGGAGCAAGTGAGGACGGGCTAGGACGATTGCGCGACGTGCGGCGGGAGGTCAAACCCCCGAATCTGTATTACGGGGGTAAATTCCCACTCAGTACTAACGTTGTGCTCTTTCACTAAGACATATTCAACATAGTGTGTATAATTTGATAGTTTAATTTTTGTTAAGAGGAATGAAGATGCTTGCTGATAGTTATAGCTCGCTACGAATGTATTTGAATGAGCGAATTGCAAGCCCTCTACTGGGCTCTTTAGCCATCTCATGGTGTATTTGGAACTATAAGTTTATCTTATTAATCTTTTCTAGTTTGAAGTATCAAGATAAGTTAAGAATGATTTCTATCTTATACAGCGATCATTATGACTTGTATGTGACTGGACTACTATTCCCCTTATTGACGAGTTTGTTTTATTTATTCATCTTTCCGTACCCCTCAAAATTCGTTTATAGCCACTCGTTAAACCATCAGAAAAGGCTAAACGAGATAAAGCAGGAAAAAGAAAATCAGCAGTTATTATCATTGGAACGCTCTCTTGAAATTAGGGCAGAAGTTGAGGCTTTAAAAAGAGATCACGCTTCTTCGATTGAAGATTTAATCGAAAAAGTTAAGTCTCATGAACATAGAATTATGACTTTAACTGAAGAGAACAGCTCTTTAATCGAAGAGAAAAATGAGTTGGTCAGAGAGGTGGATAGACTAAACGAATTAATTGAGGAAAGTAATAACAATACAGCTAAACCATCGGAGGGGCAGTCCCTTACCGATCAAAATGATTACCATAAAGCTATACGTTTGGTCTTACGTATATTTTTTGAAAATGATAATAAAGAGCTGCCTCAGCAACATCTCGTTGAACAAATAAGAGGACCACTTAGCATCAAAGAGTTTATAGCAAAACGATACATAGACCGTATGACTGATGATGGATACTTAAGTGAAGTTTTTAGCAGAACGCATAAAACTTTTGTGCTCACACCATATTCTATAGACTTGTTAGAGAAAGGACTCGAATAACAGTCTATTTTATGGCGTTATGATCTACTACCTTACGGAATAGAACTTAAGAGAGTGATTCGCTCTGTTTTAGACTCCTGCTTCGCGTTTTGTATTTGTGACTCTTGATCTAGCTAGTACTTAGTCGTAGCCTCTTTGTGCTAGGTTTTATATGTCAAGGATATGAAATGGCTAAGTTTTTAAATACAAGTGCTACAAACTACTATCTCGAAGAGCTTATCAAGAACGCATCGGAAAGGCTGATTCTTATCAGCCCTTTTCTTAAACTTAATGATCGTATTCGAGAGCTTTTGGAAGACAAAGATCGATTAAAAATCGACATTAGAATTGTCTATGGCAAAAGTGAACTACAACCTGATGAGATTAACTGGCTGAAAGGTCTCTCCTTTGTCCGTACTAGTTTTTGCAAAAATCTCCATGCAAAGTGCTACATGAACGAAAGTGCTTGTATCATTACAAGTTTAAACCTCTATGAGTTCAGCCAAGTAAACAATAACGAAATGGGCATCTTCATTGATCGTGACCAAGACCCCGATGTCTACAAAGATTCTTATGAGGAAGCGCAACGCATTATTCGTATTAGCGATGAAGTTCGTATTTCGTTAGAGAAGATTACATCATCTGTCAATGACCCTGCTAAAAGTGAAGAACCAGAACAAGCCAAGCTTACTTCATCCAAACTAGCCAAGAAGCTCAAGATTAAAACAGATGATTTCCTCCAGATATGTGTAAGCAAGGGCTACTTATCTTTCGATGATGGAAAACATTCTTTAACCGAAGAAGGGAAATCGTTAGGTGGTGAGTTCAAGTACAGTAAGCGTTTTGGTCCTTACTTTATTTGGCCAGAATCATTAGAAGTGGAATAGAAAAATAAGGTGTATTAGATCGTACTCGACCTCACAGCTTTGATGATTAGTTTATGATCAAATCCTAGAGACGTTCCGTTGGAATCCTGACTCAAAGCTGGATATTTTTGTGAGTTAACTAACTGATTTGCGCTAATGGTCATAATGAACACCTTGAAATGTATATTTTTATCCACATATCCATATAGGTGTGATATTGCACTGCATTCTATTTATAGGATTTGTTATGAAAGATTCAGAATATGTAAATTTTTCAGAAGATTATGAGCTAGATCGTCATCTTGAATTGGTAGGAAAGTCTAAGTCTATTAAGAACCGAGCGTATCTAAGAGAACATACTGGTCCAAGAGCTAAAAAAGAGTTAGATAAAACATTCTTAACACATGCTGAATTTAAGCCATATGTTAAGCAAGACAAACCATACTTAGATAATCCGGCTTAGTTTCCATTAAGGCTCCAACCGGAGCCTTCAATTAAACTATTTTCTTTAATGCTCTTGCATACTTCAATAGTTGGTGAGCAATCTTAATATCATTTGAAGCACCTAACTCTAACAGAGCCACACCAATCAGCACTTGTTGTGCAGTAACTAGTTGGCCAGTTGGAAGCTCTAATCGATCATGCCTCATTACGAAGTTTTCCCAATCTTCACAAGAGCTCAATTCCCTACCCTTATTCATCCTCATTAAGCGTTTACACTCTGGCGGAATGGATTTCCCCTTATCCCATTCTTTGACCGTTCTCACAGTTTTCAAACAAAGTTTGGCAGCTTCTTCGACGGTTAAACCACATTCAAATTCACGAAAAATATAGTTTTTAGTCATTTCGTGATACTTCATTGAATTGTCCCTCAAAAGAGAGACATTTTATAGGATACGCATATGCAATCGTATTCAACATAAGCGCCCATAATACGAACTTAAGAGTTAGAAGATTAGCAGTGGCGATGTCAGCTTGGTTACACCGTATTTGGCTGTTGCGGCCTTTCAGGCTTCATCGGCTGTCTTGTATAGGCCATGAACTTCGATTTCACCGCAGCGGCCACTTGATAAGAACCAGTCATCAACTTTAAAACCGTGTAGCTGATTAAGTTCCTGCACTGTATCTTGGGTTACGTTCGACACCATGCACGTTGGTTCTGCATCTTGCTCATTCAAGTAACCGAACAGTTGGATTGGATATTCCATTATTTCTCTCCAACTTTCTGAGTTAACAAGATCTTTGGCTGGCGTTCTTGAAGTTCGATACTAACTCTGCTGGGCATGAGCTAGTGTTTAAGTTATATCAGATAAGCAACCTAACGATTGCTTAAAGCCTTTGTCTTCAAATCTCATTATATCCTTTCGATAACTTATGTTTTAAGCTATCGAAAGGATGAGAAAATTCAATGTTCTCACTTATGGGCACGTATTGTTCATCCCAAAAGTGTAAGTATTACATTAGCTTTATAGGAACGTAAACTCTCTACTTTTCAATCTATACCTAGATCTTTCTTCATATGTTCACTCAACTCACTAGTGGTTCTTACATTAATTTTATTTTTGCAATGATGGATTCTCAACTCTTCACCAAATAATTTTACTAACGATTTTGTATACAAAGCACTAATATTATTTATTATTTTATACAATGTACCTTTCTGATAAACAGATCTTTTCGAATTTTGTATTACAGTCTTCAT